CCCCCCCCACCCCCCCCGCGGGGGCCCCCCCCCCGGCGGGGCACAACCCATCAACCCCGGTCTCGCTCGAGGTGCTTGATCTGCGAGAAGAATACGGGGTCACCACCCCAGAAGAGTGGACGCGGTGGCTCACCCAACTGTTCTCGGTGCCAGACTTCTGGGAGCATACCCAGCAGGTGTATGAGTTCATTCGGTACCTGAAAGAGCTGCGTGACGCCATCAGCGCCCTGTTCTACCCTCGAGTGCCTATCTCGCACCCGACCCTGCCCTGCCCCGCCTGTGGGGAGCAGTCACTCAAGACGGTGCCCGAGCCAGAGTATGAGGTCTGGTGTGAGGGGTGTTGTTCGGTCTGGTCGGGGGACACCGCCCTGCGGTCTCTGATCGAGCAGATCAAGGGCGCGCCCCAGCCCCCGGCGGGGTAGGCTTGCGTTTTCTCAACAACTCAGGCATAATTAACCTGCAGGCGTAAAGTATGTCTGTCGGCCATGTAGGCCCCCCAGGTCTCACTTACCTACCTGGGGGGCCATCCCTTACATCCACCCCCACATCAACAACCATACGAGAGCGAGACCCCATGTCGTCACCAGGCAACGGTACACGGCGGTACCTGAAGATGAGGCGTGAGTTCTTCGAGCAGTGCAAAGATGCAGACGCGGCGTGCTGGTGGTGCGGGCAACCCATCGACTACACCATACCACACTCTGACCCGGTGACTGGTCACGTGAACCCTGATGCGTTCGAGCTGGACCATGCGTACCCTCGCTCGACCCACCCTGAGTTGGCCGAAGACCCATCGAACTTCAGGCCAGCACACCGCTCGTGCAACAACAAGAGGTCAGACGGCAAAGGCGACCTGCCGCTGGGTACGGTGAGTTCTCGCTTCTTGGCCTAACCCCGGCGGGGGTGTACCGCTGCGTTGACCTAAGCTTTTAATTTAAGGCCCCGACCAGACGGTACAGCTGGTTCGACTGGTTCGACTGGTTCGACTGGTTCGACTGGTTCGACTGGTATAGCTGGCCCAGTGGGGAGGGGGGCCAATATCACGAGGTGTTTTAAGAGGTCGGGTGACCCCGGGGCTGTCCCCGTCGCCCCCTCCGAACAACCCCCAGGGGTCGTTTAACGGCCCTCCATTACCTATTTAACGTGAAAAGAGCCGAAATGTCACCAAATGTAAACCACCCCGCCATAATCTACGGCCCAATGGAGACTGCAGTACGCGCATCTCTCGAGGCGGCGACCTGGCTCACCCCGGCCGACGAGTTCTCAAAGCAGCTGCTGCTCTCTCAGTCGCAAACACTCGATAATCTAGAAGAAGACTTCGTTGACGGGCGAATCACCCGTGCAGAGCTGGAGAAGGCCCGTTATCTGACGAATTCTCACCTCATCCAGCTGCTCAAACAGCTCGGATTGACGCCAGAAGCCCGGCGGGGGGTGCCAGAATCAAAGCCAGAAGTCAAAGAGACTGACTCTGAACGGCGCATCCGAGAGCGGCGAGAGCGCCGCCAGCGCAGGGCGGCAGGTATGGTCTAGCCATGTATACCGACTCTGGAGAGCTTCGCGGCGACACAGAGCCGCGTATTTTCACCCGTCCACTGCGCGAATTGACCCCAGAGACCTCTCTTGGGTTCGAGGCGATCGCTACAGCGAAAGAAGACCTAGGCCGCCAGCTCCACCCGTGGCAAGAATGGGTGTTGATCCACTCACTGGAGCTAGCGCCGGGGTCGTTCACCTATGACCCGAACCCGGTTCTTCGGTTCGAGACGGTGCTTCTGCTGGTTGCCCGGCAGAATGGCAAATCTTTCTTGGCTTCGACCCGAATGCTCTGGCGTATGCTCATGTGGGACGCGCCAGAGGGCGAACCACCCCTGGTTCTGGGTACAGCGCACAAGCTGGCTGCGGCAGAAGAGATCCAAGAGCAGGCGTACAAGGCGATCGCCCGCTCACCCGCCGCCGACCAGGTAGCCCGCATGACAGGCACAAACGGCTCGAAGACCCTCGAACTAGTCAACGGCTCCCGATATCGCTGTGATGCAGCATCAGACGACGGCGGCCGATCGTTCTCTGTGACTGACCTCTTCTTCGACGAGCTGCGTCAGCAGAAAGAATGGTCGCCGTGGATGGCGCTCACCAACACGACGAACGCGAAGTTCTCGTCGCAGGTGTTCGCGGTCTCGAACGCGGGCGAATCGAAGTCTGTCGTCCTCAACAGCCTCCAAGACAAAGAACGCAAGTCGATCCAAGAGTTCGACGCCTTCATCGCCGGCGGGGGCACGCCAGAAGAATGGGCCAAATCCAACGAGATCACGTTCGGGCTGTTCGAGTACAGCGCCCCTGAGGGCGCATCGATCTATGACCGAGATGGCTGGGCGGCCGCGAACCCCTCGTTGGGGTACCCGTTCGGGCCAACCGAGCGAAAATTAGCCGCGACGGTCTCGCTCGTTGGCGGCCAGGGCCAAGAGGGTGTACCCGAGCACAAATTTCGCGCCGAGGTTCTGTGCCAACGAGTCGCCATGGCGGCAGATGGCCCGTTCAAACAAGAAGACCTGGACGCGTGTCTTGACCCGGCGGGTGAGATCGACCCCAGTTCGCCGCTCGTTGTTGGGGTGGACACCTCGGCTGACGGCAAGATGAGCTACGTGGCGGTCGCTGGATATCGTGCTGACGGTGTCCCGCAGGTCGAAGTGCTGACGAAACGGCCCTTCATGGACTGGATCCCCGATTTTCTTGAGCATCAGCTGAATTTCACGCCTCGAGACATCGTGCTCCAGGGCAAGGGCGCGCCGATATCGAGCTACCGCGAGCCGCTCACCCGGCAGGGCGTGAATTTCACCCCGTGTGAGGCATCAAACCTACCTGCAGCGTGCGCTCAGTTCGCTGAACGAGTCGAGCAACACAAGGTGCGGTGGCGAGAGCAGCCAATCCTCAGAAAACCGCTGGAAGAGGCGGTGAAGAAGTACTATGGCGACGTGTGGTCATGGAACCGTGATCGATCGCCGGTTGATATAGCGCCCCTGTGCGCGGCGACGTTCGCTCTATGGGGTCTCTTGCGCCTGCAAGACACAGAAGAAGAACAAAAGTCGGTCTATTCAGACCCAGAATACGACGAATGGTGGAGGTGAACCTAGTTTATGGCTACAGCGGGCGAAGTTATAACCCGTGCGCTCACCGGCGGGCTGTCTCGCGCGGTGACCACCTTTATGGGGCGTGAGGTTGTAGTGACCACCCCGGCGTGGGGGCCTGCGCCTGAGCCACTGAACCTCACCCCAGAGCAGATGTGGCGAACACAGCCTCATCTACGTACGGTGGTTGATTTCTTGGCGCGAAATGTAGCCCAACTAGGGCTTCACGCCTTCACCGTCACGGGTGAAGACCGTGAGCGCGATCGAGATTCGGTGGTGGCGGAGACAATTCGCCAACCAAACAGCCACATGACAACTTTCGACTTGATGTATGACTTGATCGGCAACTTGGCCCTACACAACCGGGCCTACTGGTTTGTTTATCAGTCAACCTCGACGCCCTCTGGATGGGCCATACAGCCGTTTCCAGCGTCGTGGGTAAAAGTCGACTATTCTACCTATTGGGAGCCTAAGCAGTACGTTGTAAGCCCCCCTGATTCGCCCGACAAATCAGTCAAGTTCTCCCCAGAGAACGTTCTGGCCTTCGAGGGCTGGAATCCACTGGCGGGCAAGTCGTCCTCGGTCGTCGAGACGCTTCGGCTCATCTTGGACGAGCAGTATCAGGCCCGCCGGCATCGGTCACAGGTCTGGCGGCGCGCCGGGCGAGTCGGCAACTACATCACTCGACCCACCGACGCCCCGCACTGGACGAACCAAGACCGCAAGCGCTTCTTGAAGATGTTCGAGGAGTTCACGGCAGAAAATTCGCGCACCGGCGGGACGCCGATTCTCGAAGAGGGCATGCGCCTTGAGTCGTCACAATTCAACTCTGCCGACGAGCAGTGGGCAGAGTCAGTGAAGCTCTCGATCATCACGGTCGCCCAGGTGTTCCAGGTGAACCCCGTCATGGTGGGGGTGCTTGACAACGCGAACTACAGCAACGCCAAAGAATTCTCGAAGTCACTGTATACGAACACACTTGGCCCGACGCTTCGAATGATCGAGCAGCGGCTAAACGTCTTCTTGCTGCCCATGCTTGGTGTCGACAACCGACAGCACATGGTCGAGTTCAACATCGAAGAAAAGCTGCGTGGTTCTTTCGAAGAACAGGCCGCCGTCGCTTCTGCTGCGGTGGGCGCGCCATACATGACGCGAAACGAGATACGTCGGGCAAACAACCTGCCCGCCATCCCCGGCGGGGACGACCTCATCGTGCCCCTGAACCTGTCTGAAGGCTCTAGGCTGCCCGAAGCAGAGATTGAGCAAGAAGATGCGACAGACCCAGAGATAACCGACGAGATCGGGCCTCCAGAGGCCGTGAAGTCGATCCTGACCCGTCACGCCGACCGGGCGCGGCGTGTTATCGCGGCGAAGGGCGCGTCTGCTCGACTGAACGCTCGCCTGTCGCGAGAATTGGGCGCTGATCTGGCTGACCACCCAGAATGGGCGCAGAAAGCAGAAGATTTACACAAGAAATGGGTGCTCAATGAAGATTAAGCGCAAATCCATCGAGATCGACGAAGTCCAGCCAGTAGACTCCACAGACCCGAAAGACCATGGGGTCTTCACCGGGTACGCGGCGGTCTTCAACAACGTCGACCTGCACGGCGACATCGTTCTGCCTGGCGCATTCGCTGATTCGCTGGACGATTATGCCCCCGGCGGGGCTGGGGTACCGTGTTATTGGAACCACAACCTCGACGACCCCAGGTTCTGCATTGGGTGGACGCGAAAAGCACAAGAAGATGAACATGGCTTGTTCGTCGAGGTGCAGCTCGATCTGGAGAACCCGATAGGCGCTCAGGTGTACCAGATGTTGCAGAAGAAGCTGGTGCGCCAGATGTCGTTCACCTACATCGTTGAGGACGACTCAGTTCTCACCGATGACGACAGCGACACCTACATCTACGCCCTGAAGAAACTCAAGCTTTTCGAGGTTTCTGTTGTGCCCGTGGGGGCGAATCAAGATACAGAAATCTTGGACGTGAAGGCTGGCGCCCCCCGGCGGGGTGACGCGGCTCTCGACGAAACAGAGAAAAACGACCCTTCAGTGACCCAAGATGGTAGTGAAGAGGATCTAGTCGAAGCTGAGCTGGAGGAGGGCGAAAGCCCCAACAGCAAGGCGGCTGGGCTAGACAATTCGCGTGTTCTAGCTATGGCGGCTGAAGTGGAACTGTGCAATATTCGACTATCCATGATGGAGGGTACACAATAATGAATTTTGACAAGCAGCGTGAAGAACTGCTCTCGAAGAGCGCGGCACTGTCCGCTAAACTGGAGTCTGGCGAAGTCCTGACCGAAGATGAGCAGACTGAGCTGGCCAACCTGAAGTCCGCGACTGAAGACCTTATCTCGAACATGAAGAGCGCGAGCGAAGCTGCTGCTCTCGTGAAGTCGCTCGGTGCGCCGGTGCCCAGCACCGCTGACACCCCGGCGGGGGATGAGGCCCCGGCGAAGTCGCTCGGCGATTATTTCGTTCGCGGCGCGAAGAGCGCGGGTGTACTCACCCGCCTGAAGTCGGGCAACCGTGTGGGTGCTTTTGACCTACCCGAGTTCACCGGCTCCAAGGCTGCAGGTGACGTCATCAAGCTCGATGGCCTCCAGCAGACCGCATCTCACCTGGTGACCCCCGATATTGACCGAAATATCGTCACCGCCTACACCCAGCGCCCTACCATCGCCTCGTGGCTCGGCGGCGGCACCATTAGCTCCAACGCCATCGTCTACTTCGTCGAGAAAGCTTGGGACAAGGCGACCAATGGCGATTTCGGCATGGTGGCCGAGGGCGGCGACAAGCCCGGCATGACCCCGCCCGGATATGATGAGGTGACGGAGGTACTGAAGAAGGTCGCCGGCTGGATCAAGCTCTCCATGGAGATGGCTGAGGACGCCGAGTTCTTGGTGTCCGAGATCAACAACCGCCTGCTGTTCCAGCTGCTGCTGGCCGAAGAGGCACAGCTGCTGTCTGGTGAGGGCACCGGCCAGAACCTGCGTGGTATCCTAAAGCGCGAGGGTCTCCAGAAGAAGACCTCTACTTCTGCCGCCGAGAACCTGGATGCAGTGTACGCGGCCATGAATTCGGTCTACACCAAGACCGGCCTGCGCGCAGACGGCATCATCATTAACCCCGCCGACTACGAGAAGTTTAGGCTCAAGAAAGACTCCAACGGCCAGTACCTCGCTGGTGGCCCCTTCCAGGGCCAGTATGGCGTTGGTGGTGTACTCCAGGACCCTCCGCTGTGGGGTCTCAACACCATTCAGACCACCGCCATCCCGGCAGGCAAGGTGCTCATCGGTGCGGGCAAGGCTGCAGCGACCGTCTACCGCAAGGGCGGCATTCGAGTCGAGACCTCGAACATCGACGGCAACGACTTCACCAAGAACCAGTTCACCATTCTCGCCGAAGAGCGTCTGGCGCTGGCTGTTCGCCGCCCCGACGCATTCGTCGAGCTGACCCTGGGGGCATAAACCATGAAGGTGTACAAAGTCACCGTCGACGGCATCGAGTACAACGTCCAGCTGACCCCTGAGACCGCAGAAGAGATCGGTGCCACACTCATCGAGCATAACAAGGCCGCCGTTGCAGCGAATAAAGCTGAGAAACCTGTGGTGCCTGAGAAAGACGAGCGCCCTCGTCGCAAACCCGGCCCTAAGCCTAAGCAGAAGGCTGGAGAGTAGGAGAAAAGATGGGCTACCCGCCTCTACCACAATCGGTGTCTAAAGACGCCGCCGTGACCTCGATGATTCGAGCGCATTGTGGGTGGCACGTCACTCCAGAAATCAACGAGACTCGCACCTTCGACTACGCCGGGCACGGTCGGTTGTTTATACCAACTCTTCGGCTGGTCGACGTGCAGCGGGTCTCTGTGAAGGGCGAAGCGCTACACGGCTGGTCGTTCTCGGACGATGGGTGGTTGACTTTCGACCCACAGAGCACACCCCCGGCGGGCGACCGGGTTGTGGCTGTCGAGTTCAAGCATGGATTCGCTGAAGCGCCAGAGCTTTCTCTCGTGCTTCAGCGGATCATGGCTCGGTTGTCTTCACTGCCCGCCGCCCCGCTCTCGTACCAGCGGGCGGGGTCACAGGCCGTCGGGTATCTGTCGAAGAACGGCGAGGTGCTGGGCTTCTCTTTGTCTGACTCAGAGAAAGAAGCCCTCGCGCCGTATGTACTGAAGGTGGCGCCACTGTGAAAAATGTAGTTTTCCCAGGTCAGGCGCAGCCAGAGCCTGTCGTTCGGTACTACAGGGCGCTGGCCGGTGGAACCGATCGGTACGGCAAGCCCACTCGCGTGTGGGCCGCGCCGGTCGAGATCCATGACTTTATCCTCGATGTGCCTAGCGCCGATGTTTCTCTCAACGGTATAACGGTACGGCCAAACGCCGAGGTGCTGCTCTTCTTGCCGCCGAATTTCGCCGTGGCGACAGAAGACAAGTTTACACTCACCCACCCCCGGCTGGGGGCCGAGGTGGAGTGTTTTGTGAAGGGCGTCGGCTGGGGCATCACGAATGCCTTCACCGGCGATGCTTTCCGGACAGAGGTTCGACTCGAGGTTCGTAGGGGCTGAGCGTGAAATTAGTGATAAATAAAGAGGCTCTTCGCCGGCTACGCGAGTCGCCAGCTGTCCGTGCTGATTTGGAGCGTCGAGCGAAGAAGATAGCCGAGGCGGCGTCTCAGGGCGGGCGGGTGACCGGGTACCGGGTGACCGACCTTGTTCTGGAGAAACCGCGTGGCGCTGTGTCTGTGATGGCGACGGGCCACGCGGCATACGACAACCGCCGACACAACACACTTCTTCGCAACATCCGGCAGGGGGCGAGTGACTGATGTCTGTTTTTCAAGACCCAACGGTTACAGTCCGAAACTATCTGGTGAAGCACCTGCAACACCCGGTTTTTCTGGACGAGCCAGACAGCGACAGCTATGACTACCGCGAGGCATGCGTTCTGGTGAAAGACCTTGGTTCGCGGGTGTTGTTCAACGAGGTGTTTCTCGAGGCTTTCGTCCAGCTCGACATCAGGGCGGCCTCTCGAGAAGACGCAGAGCGTCTCTCGGGTGCGGTCTTTTCTCTGATGCGCGAGTGGTCGTCACACGACAGCTCTGTTGTGCCACAAGACGATCGTGATTTTCCACAATGGAACCCAGAAGCCGATCGGCGAATACCAGCCTACACCTTCACCTATCGGGCGTGGCTGCGCCCATCCACCCAGAATAAAATCTAAGGAGAAAAATTATGGCAGATGCTCTTTCTGGCGTCGCTGCGGTCCTGACAGGCAAGCCCGTCAAGTCCACCGGCGGGGTGACTCGCGCGCCTATCGGCACGCCGTTGCCCACCGATGCAACCACTCGACTGAATGCAGCTTTTGTGCCGCAGGGCCTTATCTCTGATGACGGCGTGACTCGTACGACCGACGCCTCTGACGACAAGATCAAGGCATGGGGCGGGCAGGTCGTGAAGGTTGTGCGTTCTGACTTCTCGGTCTCGTACAAGTTCTCGTACCTCGAGGCCGCTTCTGCGGTCACCCTCAAGTCCATTGTGGGTGAAGAGAACGTCACCATCACCCCACCCGAAGAGGGCAAGCACAACGGCAAGGTCGCAATCAAGTTCAACGCGAAGCCCGCGCCCCGTGCAACCTACACCCTCGAGATGCTCGATGAGAACACCTTCATTCGTGAGGTCATCCCGATCGGTCAGATTTCGGTGTCTGGCGACGTGCAGTTCGTCCACTCGGCCGTCATCAAGTACGAGGTGACCATCGAGGCCCTGCCCGACTCCAGCGACAACAACGCGTACGAATACCAAGACACGGTGTTGCCCGAGAAACTCACCAGCACCAAGCTGGCGCTGGGCGTTTAGCCCATAGACCACCCCGGCGCGATATCGGCTCTCGCGCCGGGGTTCTCCCCCCTGAGCCGAAACCCTACAACGATATGGAGCCGAACAATGGCGAAAGATAAAGCCAAGAAGAAAAAGAAGACTTTTACCCGTAAGGGCGAGAAGCGCTACACCATGGTGAAGTTCACCACCCCGATCTATGAAGAAGAGTTCACCTTCCCCAGCGCGAAGAACATGCCGCAGAAGCTGGCGGTCGCCCTGGACGCGGGCCGGTTCGGTGAGTTCTATGAGTGGCTACGTTCGGCCGGTGTGGCCGAAGAAGAGATCGAGGCTTTTGCTGACCTCGACGGCGAAGAAACCCGCGCCTTCATCGATGCGTGGGGGTCGGGGCAGGTCGCAACCCTCCCAAAATCCTAGCCACCATCGAGCTATATCACACCCACACTGAAGCGGTGCTCGCCGAGCTCACCCCGGCGGGCATCCACTGGGACTCAATCGGTGAAGTGCACACGTGGGACGAGGTTATATCTCTTCTCTCGTGTGCACCCCCGTGGGGGCCACTGTCTCGCGCCCTGAACCCGAAAGAATGGGTGTGGTCATTGCCCGGCTACGACGAGCTGGTCACAATGCTCGAGCTTTTGGCCACAGGCAACGTCCAGCGCGGCAATGCCTCTGGCGCGAAGCGGTCAGATTTTCCGAAGAGAATCAAGCGACCGTACGACGAGCGCGACATTGTGGACGAGAAGAAGATCGGTCGTGCTGAGGACGCCCGCGTTACAGTGTCGATCATCGATGAGCACACCGGCGCAGATTTCGCTTCTGTTCTTACCCGCTAGATCCAAGAGAAAGGGGCCGCTTTGTGGCATCTATCGAGTTAGCCACCGCGTATATCACTCTCGCTGCTGAGACCCGAGGTCTGGCGAAACAGATCGGGGCTGAGCTGCGGGCTTCTGAGAAATTCGCGACCACCACAGGCAAGAACATTGGCTCGAACCTGCGCGAGGGCATTCGATCAACAAAGCCCGACGCAGACATCACCGGCCTGCAAGAGAAGGTTGAGACCGCCGAGAAGAAGCTCGCCGCTACCTCAGAGCGGGTGGCGTCACAGCGGGCTGCAGCGGCACGCAAGGTCGAGATAGCCGAGGCCCGGCTGGCTGAGGTGAAGGCGCGCGGCAACGCGAGCGAGTCACAGATTCTCGCGGCGCAAGACCGACTCTCTGTGGCGCGAGAACGCTACACTGAGGTCTCCCGGCGGGGTGTCGCACAGATCGCCGCCCACAACGAGGCGCTGAAGTCGTCCCAGGCGGCCCTGAACAACGCGACTCGAAGCGCATCGACTGCGTTGTTCGCTCCAGCGAATCAGGCATCAGACGCTATGCGTCAGGTGGCCCGAGCGACTGGAGAGACCGGCGGGGTGCTGTCGCGTCTGGGGTCGACGGCCCGTGGCGCGTACGACACCGTCGCCACCGGCGCACCGCGGCTCCCCCCGCGGCCGCCCCGC